CGAATATGTCTTTGACCAAAAGGTTTGTTTGTATTTGGGCGCGAACAATACGCAGGAAAGCATGACCTTTATGCCGGGCGAATACACGCCATCGCAATATCAATGTAAATACAATCCCAACAAGAAAAAGCCGCTGACGCTGCGCGAAACGCTCGACGCCATCAAGGAAGCGCTCCAGTGACCCAGAAAAAATTCCAGCAAGATAGCAAGTTTGCTTCGGACTGGGATTTGGATGGCGACGGGCTGGTCAGCGACAGCGAAGTCGAACATAGCCGGCAGATCAAAGAAACTGAAACAGAGCTGCGCCGTCATTTGGCTCAGCTCCGCATGGCGCGCTTTACGCTGGCAGCGATGGGCGCCTTTACGCTGGCCATGTTCTTCATCCCGCTGGAACGGGTAGAGGCTTTGGCTGACATCTCAAATTTATTCTACCTCTCCGGTGCCGGCATCGTCGGGGCGTACATGGGATTCACTACACTCGGAGGAAAGAAATAATGCTTGGAGTTCTCGCATCAATCCTTGGCAATGGCGATGTCATCAAAAAAGGGATGGACCTAATCGATGATGTCCACAGCAGCGATGAAGAGATGGAGCGGCTGAAAGCTGAAACTAAAATTCAGACCATGCAAGCCTATGCCCCATTTAAGGTCGCGCAACGCTACCTCGCCCTAATGTTTACCGGAACCTTCCTAGCATCGTTTGCCTTGGTCCTCGTGATGACATTGCTGGACAAGGCCAACATCCCAAACATCAAACAAGTGATTGATGATTTCTATTTAGGCGAGGCCATGCTCACGATCCTCGCATTTTATTTTGGCGGCGGGATGCTTGAAGGCGTGGTCGGCAAGGTGAAGGCCAAAAAATGAAGGGCAATTTTGACCAGTGCCTTGCTTGGCTGCTGGCCCACGAGGGCGGCTTTGTGAACCACCCAGACGACCCCGGCGGCATGACCAACAAAGGCATCACAGCTCGCGTCTATAGCCAATGGCTGGCTGATGCAATGGATGTCGATGCTGAGATTACCGAAGAAGTTATGCGTAATATTCCAGACGCACATGTCGAATATATTTACCGCCAAGAATACTGGAACCGGGTTGCTGGCGACAAGCTGCCGGCGGGGCTTGATTGGTTTGTGTTCGACTGGGCTGTGAACAGCGGGGTCGGGCGTTCAGCGCGAACATTGCAAAAGATTATTGGCGTCACGGCAGACGGTGGCATAGGACCGCAGACGCTAGCTGCTGTGGCAAGCCATGATCCTGATGTGTTGATAGAAGATATGTACCACCGCCGTCAGGCTTTCTATGAGCGGCTGAAGACCTTCGAAACATTCGGCGCTGGGTGGACCCGGCGCAACGATGAAACCAGAGAGCAATCCTTAGAGCTGTGTCATGGCTAGTCCGGCATGGCAGCGCAAGGAAGGCCAATCAGAATCCGGTGGACTGAACGCAAGGGGCCGGGCATCGGCTAATGCTGCGGGTGCAAACCTCAAGCCGCCAGTCTCCAGCAAGATGGCAAAGAAGAGCAAAAAGGCTGCCGGCCGGCGCAGTAGTTTCTGCGCCCGGATGAAGGGTATGAAAAAGAAACTGACCAGCAAAAAAACTGCAAACGATCCAAACAGCCGGATCAACAAATCGCTCCGCAAATGGGATTGCTAAAGAAAGGAACCCGCCATGAGCCTCTATGCAAACATGAACAAACGGAAGAAAGCCGGCACCAGTCGGTCCAAGAAAAACACTACGATCGACCCGAAGACATACAGCAAGATGTCCCGCAAGGTGGGTGGCTTCAAGGAAAAGAAAAAGGTTGCCTAGTTGGCAACAGTTTGGCAACACTTTTGGCAACAGTTTTCTTGCAATAACTGACATGAGATGTCATATTAGATTCGTAAGGTATTGTTATTGCCAACACAGGGAGCCAGATCATGTCTAAAAAAGTAGAGAGCTGCAAAGTATTTGAGCGCCACAACCGCCCCGGTGTGTGGACATTTGATGGGCGCAAAATCGGCAAGAGTGTCACGGCCGGATCATACGCCAGCAAAGACGACGCCATCACGGCAATGACTGAAGCAGTCAATGCTTTCAACAATGGCCTTATCGTCACGACAGCCAAAGTGACCAGCGGTGCAGAAGCTGCTGCAAAGTTTATCGATCAGCAAACGGGGCGCGAAGAGGACGGCAAGATTAGCGCCAGCCATTTGGCAGAAGTCAAAAGGGCAATAGCGTTTGGCCTCAAGATTAAGATCGATGGCCGCCCACTTGCCAAGCATGACATCGCGCCAGTGATGAACCAGTACAACCGCGATGAGGTTGGCCGGGCTTTGATGAAAGGCATTGAAGGCGAAGGCAAGTCGAAGGCGACGGCTGAGAAGCGCCTCAAGTTTATCAAGATGTTTTTTAACTACGCAGTCACCAAAGGTTGGGGCAGCGTCAACCCGCTCGACAAGCTTTCGCTTGGGCTGTCGTCAGAGATCAGTGACCGGGCGCCGCGCATCCAGCCAGAGAATGTCCAGAAGATTATCAAAGATGGTCTAGAGGGTGAGAGCTTGCTCGACCGCGCAATGGTCATCACGGCTTTAGCAACAGGCATGCGGCAGGGTGAGCTGCGCGCGCTGCCGTGGGGCAATGTCGATTTCGAAGATGGTTGCATCCGGGTTTCACAAGCTGTCAAACATGGCAACACTGCAAAGGTTGCAGACCCAAAAACCAAGCGCGGCTTCCGCACCATCCCGGTGCCGGCAGAGGTGACCGCAGTGCTGAAGGAATTGAAGGTTGCATCACAGTGGTCGAGCGATGACCACTTTGTGTTCGCCAGCGGACGGGGCACAGTGCAGTTGAAAAAAGTATACCCGCAAATCATGTCGCGTATTTGTGACCGGGCTGGTGTGCCTTTGATGAGGTGGGGCGACTTCCGCCATTTCTATGCAAGTGTGTTGATCAGTGGTCTTGGCGAAGACTGGGCAGAGGTTGCGGCCTTGATGGGCCACAGCAATGCATCGTTCACTTATCGCCAGTATTCGCATTTCGTCAAAAGCAAGGTGAAGCAAGACGCGACACGATCTGTAGCTGCATCAGCAATGTTTGGATAAAAACAGAGGCCAGTGTTTGCAGCTTCCGCCGCTCGACACTGGCCTCCTAAACTGTGCTTTCACCACATCCCTGCGGCGGTACTCACACAGCTATTCTGATTTCATCATTTCATCGGCAGACAGATTCCGCAGCCGGTCAATCTCGCTTGCCGGTATCCACCATTTCCGACCATCACGCACAGAGGCGATCTGTTTGTTCTTCGCCAAACGGTACACGGCATCGCGTGTGCCGTTGGTGTACCGACCAAAAAGTGCCGTCGCCGTGTCGCGGACACTGACGAGCGCTGGCCCCGGCCTGTTCATGCCGAAATCCCCAATAGATTTTTGACCATGCCCTTTAATCGCGCATACAAGCTCACTGGCTGGCTTGGCATGGGTTTGCTCACAATGATACTGGGCGCCTTGACAGGCGGCGCTCTGTGAGCTTCTGAGCGCTTCTTTTTTTCCCAATGTGCTTTCATCGCCCGGCTTTGACGGGCCTTCTGCTCAGCGGTCCAGTGTCTAGCCATTGTTGAACCCTCCACCGCTGCCGAAGCCGCCTGGAGCTGGTTGCGCTGGCGCCGCAGCCGGAGCTGGTGCCGCAGCCGGCTGCTGTGTACCGGGGAATTCTGTGTTGGCGAAAAGATTGAACGCGCCAACCTGTGGCCAGTTGTTGTAATCGTCGCCTTGCCGGTGATCGAACACCACCCGGAAGCTGAGATCATTGTCTATGACGAGCTGGCGAATCTGATCGCATGCCGCGTTTTTTGCGGCGTCGTAGCGGTCATCTTTTTTAGGATTGACCCAACAGCTTGCTTTCAATTCCATCACTTGGCCGTCCGCGCCGCGCGCAAACTCCAATGTGAATTTATTGTTCTTAAATGTTGGCTTGCCCGACATTGGTGAAGCTCTCCCGTTTTTTAATGAATGCTGCGCCTACAGTGTTGTAAACATCAGGCGCGGCGCTTTCAGCGCTGATGATAATTCTGGAGTTTTCGTTGTCCCACGTATCCAGCGCATTGAAGTCTTCTGTGTCGTTGATAGCAATCAGGGCATCGTCGCCCCATTGTTTGAAATCAAAGTCTTTCGGCAAAGTTTCCAATGTGCCATTGATGGCGCCATCATCATCCTCATCGAAGTCAGTTTCTTGGATGCCGGATGCCAGTCCAAGGATCGACTGCAACAGGTAGCGCCGGCCATAGCTGACGGCGCTGCCGATTTTCTGCTGGTTTGTCATGTCGTCAACAATAAGCGGCCAGCCGAATTCTGCCGGCTGCCACGATTCGCCGGAGCTATGCATGATGGTTGCGCGCAAGTGCCAGCCCCGGCCTTCTTCCCAGCAGACAGGCATGCTGATGCCTAGCCCATGATCCGTCGCTGCCTTTTTGACGAGCGTCATCATGGCGCCAACGCTGGAATATGGTGAACGCTGGCCCTGCTTGTCCTTCACCAGATCGGTCAGGCTGGCTTGGAATGCCACAAGCGCTTTGGCTATCTCTGCCGGCATCATTAGAACGCCACCATCTTGTCATCAAGGTGAACAAGCATGTCCGCCTTGGTCGATGACTTACCCGCTTTATAGTTGCGATATGTTCTGCTGAGCATCACGCCGTAATCGTGCGCGCGTAATACTTGTGTCCGATCTGTACGCAGTTTGTTGATGTGTTCCAACAAATATGGGATCGGCGCTCTCGCCCTGTGGCCAATACCTTTGCACAAGTCGTCAAAGAAACTGACCAATTGTCTGTGCTGGCCCTTCTGAGAACCTACATAGAAAAAGCCACCAGTCACGCCTGTCGGCCACTTTGTGACATCGTAGACTTTCTTTGCCACGCTGATGGATTCTTGCAGCAGATCGTGGTCAATTTCATCCAAATATTTGCGCTTCAGCCAGTCATTGCTGATCTGGTAGTTTTTGGTTTGTGTCAGCCCAGATTCGTAGGCAATTATTTGTTTGATAATTGTTGCGGCATTCCTGCAATTCGGAACATTCAACATAACCAGTGTGTCGGCACCGCCACGCATCTTGCCGATATCAATATGCTGGAATGTTTCAGCATCAATGCCGAAGACTGCGTGGGTTTCGAATGAGGTGTTGGCGCGGACACAAGCCTCTAGGCGGTGTTGGCCATCTTTGAGCAAGCCATCATCGCCAAATTTTATGGTTTCGCCAGTCAGCGACCAATTATTTGACTGCATGTCGCGGCTGTAACTAACGACCTTGCCTTGCGATATCGGCCTGTTTTTCTTGTTTGTCGAATCCAACGCATATTGAGCTATTGTTGGCGTAATCCTGACAACAACGCCGCCTTTTGGTGGCATGGCTATCCAACTGTTGAGCTGGGTTTCGTTTAATATCTGTGTTTGTGATGTCATCGGCTGCACTCCATTTTCCCTAGCATTGTGAGCATGTAGATAGCCGCGTTGCGGCCGGCTTTTGTTTTGCGGGTTGCGTTTGTTTTGACGATTAGCCCTAGCCGTTCACAAGCAACACGGGCAGGGCGGTAGCTGTTGCCGGTCATGTTGCTGGCCTCGCAACCTTCCTCATCTGTGAGGCCGTCGCGGTCAGCCATAGCTTGCATAACCTTGATCATGTTCTTGCCGAATTTTGGCTTCATCTCAGCGGCTGACGCTGAGCTTGTTGGGCTGTGCGCTTGGTGCGGCGGCTCAACAGCAAATAGATCGTGCATCATTTCTGTTCCTTCAGTTGATTTATGATTTGGTAGATTTCATTGAGCAGTAAGCCGCGCGCCAGCGCGTCTTTCTGCAATTGTTCGAGCTGGAAGCGCAGACGCAGAATTTCGGTTTCAAGGTCTGTCGCGCGTTTGCGTGTCATAATTCTGATCATCAGGCTCTCCAGATTTTGTGGGCTTGATCCACCAGCTCCGGCGCCATCCCTTTCCACAAATATGCGTGTTCCCATTGCGGGTCACACAGGCGCAGTAGCTCTTCGGTGGTC